AACTTGGGTATCTTCTGCTTTACGCATCACATTTCTCCAGTTCAGATAAAGTACAACCGAATGCTATGCAGGTGTGCAGGTCCAGCGGGCGCTGCTCACCAAACCCCATCTCGGACGGGCGCCACTTCCCGAGGTCGAGCTCTGAGTCCCTACCTCTTCCGGGAAAGAACGTGCGGTTCAACTGGTTCTGCAAATTCTCCAAACCGATGCGCCGTAGACTGGACACAAGCACCCCACAACTCAGCAGTGCATACAGGTGGTACGCCTCGGTCGGTGTCAGCTCAAGCGCGACCTTTGGCGGCTCAGTACGCACCCCGCGGGTGCTTTCTACTGCGGGAATTACCTTCACTTTACTCATGGTGCAATCTCCAGACAGGTTTCGTCGATGGTGTCCTGCTCGATAGCGTTATCGAACTCAAACTCCACCACATAACACGGGCAGGCGCGTCGGAACTCCTGTACACCTACCACTCGGCCGCGCTGCCCAAGGAAGCGGCGCTCGGCCTGCAACGCACCGCCCGGACCGCGAACGGCCCGTACGGTTTGGTTGATCTGTAGCTTAGCGGCCTGCATACGCCTGCTCCCCGTACGGATACGCCGGGCGGCGCATGAAGCGGTTGGCGGCCAGTGCGAGGCGGCGACGTGTGTTCCGCAGCTCCCAGACGGCCTCGTTGTGTGCCCGCAGGTCACGGGCGAACTGCATAAGGTCGTCCGCTGACATCCACTTGTACTGATGCACGACAACCTCATTTTTAGGCGGGAGTGCAGCGAGCACGTGCGCCCGGTATGCGTCCGGTCCTACGCCTTGCACCTCGTTGCGGCACACTGCCTGCACGAAGGCGATTTGGTCAGCAGGGAACACATCATGCTCGTCGCAGTACATACTCTGGCCAATGGTGTCGGCTATGTACACCTGCGCGCAGTCGTACAGGTAGTCGGCGGGTAGTTCGTCCGCAATGAACTGCCACAGGATCATGGCGAGGTCACACTCGTCCTTGTACGTGGTGTCCTTGCCGAAGGTCAGGTGCCCGAGGTCATGCATTGCACGGAACCACACGTTCCCAGTGTGTCCATAGATGCTATCGGCGCAGCCCTCTTGCGCCACGAACAGAACACCGTTGTTGTCGCGGATGCAGTCACGCATCTCAGCCAGCGTGCTAGGCGCCTCGGCGTACGTCTGCACACTCTTGACACGCTGGCAGCCGGCCGGCATATCGCGCAGCAGCTTGCGTGCCACTTGTTCGTACGCCTTAGCCAGCAGCTGAGCGGCCATTGTTACCTGTAGCTTGTTCATCATTGTCTCCTCGTTGTTAGACGCACTCGGCTGCACTACCGCCCGTACCTCTTAAGGCACCATAGGCTAGGCAGTGCATGCGAGTGCGCCCATTGCTGGGCGCTTGTTGTTAATCCTTCGGGAAGCGCGGCCGTTTATCCCAGTTCCAGTAGAAATCCCGTGCTGCTCCGTCAACCCAAGACTCATACCCAGCTCGGGCATATCCGACGCGCAGCAGGACTAGGCGCATTACGCTCACGTCTGGCACCAATGCCTGCATGTACTTCTTGATTGCCGCATCTGCTCGATCACGTTCTTCTGCGCTTATAATACCCTCGGCCTGTGCTCGGCCTAGTGATATGCACATGAAGTACTCGTGTGACTTGCTGGCATACATGCCGGCTCGGATCACTGCCCGGAAGATCGTCTGATTCTTACGCATGTTCTTCGACCTCGGTTTGAGGCGCGAGTGCACCCGGCACTGGCAGCAGCACGCCTGTCTTGCTCTGTGCTGCGAGTTCTACCTGTGCCAGTACGTCAGCACCCTTGACAACCAAACCCTTGCTAGCGGCCTCGTGTGCCCGTTTAAGCAGGGCGCTCAGCTGTGCACCGAAGTCGAACTCTACGGCCAGCGGCTTGTCCTGCTTGCACTTGTACCACGGCTTGGCGGCAGCCTCAGCCAGTCGGGTGACGCCCTGCTTGTGGAACACGAGTGGGAATTCTTTGGCCGTCTTGCGATCAGTGTTCACCACTACCTTGCCATGCAGCTGGAACCAGTCGGCCAACGCCTTAGCACGGGCGCCCTTGGGCAGAGCCTTGAGTAGCTTGTTAGCCAAGCTGACCTCGCCATTCAGCTCAACATGTTGCAGAACGTCCAGCCCTACGGATTGCACAGCATCGTCCAGCCCCTTGCCAGTGATAGCGATGTTCTGGATTGCAGCGAGCACTTGTTTTTGAGTACGCATGTTAGTTCTCCGGCAGCCATTGGCCACGGTTGTCAATGAAGTTGATCCAATCTTGCTCTGTCCACGATACGTGACAGACGGGCGGCACTGGCATGAGGTAGTGCCCAGCCCGGAGCTTGTCTAGTTTACTCACGCTTGCGGCTTCCAGTAGTCGCCGAGGCTGCGGCTGTTGCGGTTAGTCCATACGTCATTCAGCTTGCGCTTAGCCTTAGCTGCGGCAGCACGTTCGTTCGCACTGGCAGCATGCTGCGCATCATGGCCCAGCTTGCAGCGCAGCTTGGTATCCGCCTCGGCACGCTTCTGCATAGCGCTCAGGTCCAACTGCATGCCCTTGTCAGCACGCATCTGACGGTTAGCCTTACGGCGCTGGCCTTTGGTGTAGGCCGTGGTGTTTTGCACAGCAGAGCCGCGCTGGTCAAGCATTGCTTGCACTCGCATACCCGTCTCCTCGGTTATTCTGTTTCGACTGTGCTCAGTCATCATCAGTCGGGAAGCATCATCCCGATACAGCTTGGACTCAGTGCAGGATCGGCCTGCCGTGTTCCAAGTTTGCCGTTTACGTTCGGTACTCACGTCGGTCTAACCCTGTCCGGCTTCGTAGCATGGGCTACTAACTCCCGGCGATGGGTCTGGTCTACTCCCAGAGGTCGGATGCCCAAAGCGTGCGCATCATGCTCTCAGGTTATCCGTCTGCTAGTCGTTTCCCGTCTGTTCAGCTGAAGCCGTCGAGACTTGTATCCCTAGCGTTCGCAAGTGCCCGGCACTTGGCATGCGTACATGCTTATCCGTCTAGCTTGTGGCCTAGGTTAGCGCCACCTGCGTTACCTTGTCAAGTGTTCTGTAGTGTAGCGCCTCTCGCGAGGCGCCGCACATTACCGACGAACCTATCGCCCCTTACACGCTATGTACTCGCGGAGGCTCATAAGACCGAGCATGTAGCATTCCGCGATATAATCCTGATATGCCATAACGTGGGCGTCGTGTTTCTTGCGCATGGTAGTGCCTCCTCAGTGGATACACTACAGAACACTCAACAAGTTAGTAAAGAGCGAGGCACTTTGCCAGTCGTCAGTAGTCTCGGCCTACTGCCACCGCGCTATTGGTAGCTGAAGGTGCAAATACTACAGCATCCGCTTAGCTTGTCAACCCTGCTAGCCTTCGCCTTGCAGTGTTGACAGAAAGTGACTGACGTGTACCGTTATCCGCCTGACCTAGGCCCCTAGCCTAGAGTCACTTTCTTGCCTTGCTGGGTTCGCACTGTACCGATCGCTCAGTACCCTGTCAACCCCACCGCAGTCCCGCTAGTGCCTCGCTGCAATGTGGAGCCATTACACCATACTACTTAGGTTATAAGCAATACCCCGCAAAGCACTAGATTGGTTATAACAAACAATTGTCACACTACCACGAGAAGAGCGAGGGAGAGCAGCAGCGATCCCGCAGCGAGCGAGCCGCCCGGCATAAGGGAGGGCGGGAACGGGCCGGCGTAGGCCAGAGGGATCCCAGAGCAGTACCAGAGGCAAAAGGGGCAAGGCACCCAAGGATCCGAGCAGGCGCAGCAAAAGACGCAAGCGACCCGCAGAGGCACACCGGCACAAGACGAAACGGGAGCGCACACAGCGCACACCGCGCGCACACGCCGCGAGGCGCACAGCGCGCACAGGGAGTAACCGGGAGTGCGCACACGGATGCACAGGCATGCACGCACAGGCGCGGAGACAACCGGGCGGCATAGGCGCACGCGCAATAGACAACCGGGCGGGCGGGCATGCGTGCACATGCGGGCGCACACGTACCCCCACGGGGGAGTGCGGGCGCGTACGGGGTGGGGAGGGCTCACGAATAATCGAACCAGATTTAGGCGCGAGTTACATGCGCACCTACACCCAGCACCTACACCCAGTACCCAGCAACTGCTAGCATACCAGAGGCGCCCCAGAGAAACCTAGAGCGCCTCGCAGGTATTAGGTGTTGATAAGCGCCAGAGCTGCAGCCACCTGATCGACCAGTGCGTCGATGCTAGTAATCTCTGCAGCTGCCAGCGCAGTCGGGGCCTTAGTACCCTGAGAGAACTGCTGCAGTACTTGTTCCAGTTGAGCCACGCGACGGCGGCAGTCTTCGATCTGAGCTACGGTTGCGGTTACGATACCAGCCATGTTACATTCCTTCTTCGTTGGGATTGAAGCCATGCAGTGCGTTGCACTGGTCTAAGGCTTCGGAGTACAGCAGCACAGCTTTCGCTAGGCCGCTATTCGTGCGTACGTCTACCGCTGGATGCGGACAACGTACTGGTTCATTTACAGCGGAGGTGCTTGCACAGCCCATCAGCAACAGCATCAGGGACAGCAGCATCCCGCCAAGCAGGTTCTGCATCGAGTGCCTCCTGTAGTGCGGACTCAGCGGCTTGCGCTTTTTGGCTAGCAGCCTGTACGGCCGCCTTGGTGCGCTGCAGCTGCCCCTGCAGGGCCGCTACCTCGCGAGTTCTCTGCTCGGCAATGCCCTTGTACTGCCCCGCGCTGGACCAGCCCCAGAGGGCCGCACAGGCGGTTATAGCACAGGCCGCCAGCAGGGCGATTACAAGTCTTGACGGCACAGTGCTGCCTCCGCTTTGCGACGGTTCTCAAGGCCCCTGACAGGCTTGCCACGCACGGTGGCCTTGTACCCTAGGGCTACCCCTAGCTTACCCTTCCACGGGGCCTCTATGGCCCGGCAGACGGCCGCCCAGTCGCCTCTGGCTATCGGCTCCTGCAGTACAGGGTGCCGCATACCGCCAAGGCCCACGTTGTAGGCCACGCTAGTGAGGGCCGCCTGTACGGACGCTGGGGCCGCTTTAGGCGTGAATTGCATGACCCCGGTATGGAAGTACTCGACGCGCTTCAAAAGCAGCGTATCGCACTCTTTGACCGTGTAGCGGGCCTTTACATCCCCGACCGTCTCCCCGTAGCACCAAGTAGGCACACCGCCAATATCGGCATAGGGGACCAGCGACAGCCCTTCCTTCTGCCCTATGAAGCTGGCAGCCGCCACGAGGGCAGCCCCAGCGCCGAGCGCAATCAGTCGTTGTCTGAGCGACATGCTTCCTCCTTGGAGCGGGCCATACGGACCCACTTGTGCACGAGGAAGCCAACCTGCAGCGCAATCAGCAACAGGGTACCCACTTGGATCAGGACCGGGAGGTCTACGCCCAGCAGCGACAGGGAGGCTACGCCGCCAGCGGGGGTGGCCATAGCCAACTGCTGGGCCGCTTCGTGTTTGACGGACATACTGTTTCCTTTCATCTGCCGAACCTCCGCGACCACGCCTTGTGTCTGGGCCGCCCGGTGTTCTGTG